CGGGTTAAAAGACGCAGACTTAGAATTATTAATTTATTTAGATTGTAAAGGAAGATTTACACGAAAAGACTTTATCGACGGTGTTTATACATATTCATGGGATAAAGCAAGATGGGAGAGATTAAAAAGAGAAGGTTGGATAGAAACTTGGAGACACAGAAATAGAACAACTATCATGTACTCTGTATTTAAGACTTCTTTTAAATGTTCTCAAATGATAAGTAGGATATATAGAATCCTATTAGGTGAGGAAGACTTACCCACTTCAGAACGAAGTGTATTTTACAATAATAAATCATATACAGATAAAGTTTACAATAAAGCTATAGATGATATGATTAAAGATAAAGACAGATAATATGGCATTTAAAATGAACAATGTTCCTTATCCAACGAATAGAAAGGGTAAAGTAAATCCAAATTCAGAAGGTAATACAGATCTAAAAGATGGAAGATCTAAATCATCTGCTTTCCAAAATCTATATAAAGGAGGTGTATATAAAAAACCAGGTGCTGAAAAATCTAAAAAACTCTACTAGTGGGATTTAAACTAGGTAAAAATAGAGGATTTGAAGCTACAGCTGGTGAAATCAAAACAAAAATGCGTTTTGGTAAACAAGCTGGAGAAGAAGGTTCTGTACCTGGTACACCTGTTATTAGAGTACCATTAGAGGAGGGCGTAATGGGTGAAGCTAATATGGATGGATCTATTTATATTAACGAAAATATAATACCTGGTAGTTTTGAAGATAGGCAAACTATTAGTCATGAAATGAGACATGCTACAGACATGAAGCTTGGTAAGTTGGCCTATGAAGATGATCATATTACATATAATGGAGAAAGATTTGAAAGAATGGATATTGATGGTGTAGATTCTATATTAGTAGATGGAGAATGGAAAGAAGCTGGAGACACTGGTTTTCCTTGGGAGAACGATGCAAATAATGGTAATGATCAATAAAATAAAATTATGTTAGGAAAATTATTTTCTGGAGGAGCCGCTGAACTTGTTAAAGGTATAGGTGGTGTTGTAGACAATCTACATACCTCTAAAGAAGAAAAATTAGAAGCAGAAAGAAGAATAAAAGAATTAATGGCTAACTACCAAGCTGAGATGGAGAAAAATATCACAAGCAGATGGGAAGCCGATTTAAAATCAGATTCATGGCTGAGTAAAAATGTTAGGCCATTAGTAATGATTTTTTTAATAGTATGCACCATGCTATTAATATTTATTGATGCTGGTGCAATAAATTTCGAAGTAAAATCATCATGGGTGGATTTACTTCAATTAGTATTAATAACCGTGATCGGTGCCTACTTCGGTGGACGATCACTAGAAAAAGTAAAAAAATAAAATTATGGCAGGAATAAATTCAACAGAAGTGGCATATGGATTTGGACAATTAGGTAGTGCATATTCTGACATTGCACAAACAATAGTACCACCGCAAGGCTTAGTTATAGTTGCTATTCAATTTTTAGCAGATAACACTCCAACAGTATTAACTCCAGAAATATTAGATGCTGAGGGACCTGGTTATGTTTCAATATCTGGATCAACAAGTGACGCTGTAGATACTACTGGTAATAACTACTTTAACTTTAATGGCACGTGGTCAAGTGAAATACCTAATGTAAGTAAAGCATCTGGACTGGATGTTACTTTAGACACACCAGCGGTTCCAGTAGGTAGAATACAAGTAGGGCAATACGTATTATTAGTAAATGGTGATGCTACCGAATCTGGAGGGACAGCTATGACTATAGACGCTGAAACACCAATACCTATTTATAGAGGACCAAACGCGCGAGGCGTTAAAGTTATAGAATATGATAATGTTAGTAGAGTTAAATTAAGCGCTGACATAACACCAACGAGTGATCAAGCATTAATATTTCTTGATCCTAATCATGGTGCTGGTGGTATAACAAGTGCTTCGCAAGTATATCCAAAAGGAGTTACTATTTACGGTAGATGGACAGCATTTAAACCATCAGCAGCTGGAGTAATCTGTTATTTCGGTAAGTAATGTTAGGATTAGGAAATAGTTTAATTACCGGTGGAGTAGTTTCAGAATATTTACCGCATTTAGAAATTGGTGGTTGTAAATTAGCTTTTTACCCTGATAAAGGTATAACACTATCTGGAGATAAAGTTACTGAATGGGCGGATCAAGCGAATGCTTATGATGCAGCAGTAGTTGCTACCGCAGATGTTGATGAGCAACCAGTATATAATACCACCCATCTAACTTTTGATGGTGCTAATGATAGAATGGAACTTCACAAAGGAGGTTCTAATTTTGAAGTTGATCTTGATACTAGTGACGATGGTTGGACTATTGTTATGATTGTCACATGTGATGATTGGGATGCTAGTAATCAAGTTATTGTTGGAGTTGTGGGTAATTCTTCTTACTTTATAAGACATGCTAGTGGAAACGCTCGAATAACAGCAAAAATAGATGGAGAAACTAATCACATGGATACAGATTCTCCGTTAACGAATGGACAATATTATTGCCTCGTGGTTACTTGTAACGCGGCTGGAAGCGCTTTGACTTTATATGTAGACAATGAGGCACAAGCAGATACAGAAAGTCTGAATACCAATGGAAATGATATGAAAATAGAATCATTTGGGCATAGAGGCGGTACTGATTTAATAGATGGAGGTTATAAAAGTATATTAGCTTGGGACAGAATATTAACTGATGATGAGTTAGGTGAAATAGATGATTGGGCTAAACAATATAAAGGATAAAAATAAATTAAATTAACTTAAATTAAATAAAATGGGAGCAAAAGGAACAAACGCAAAAATTAAAGAACTTAGAGGTATTAAACCTGAAAAAATAACTGACGAGCAGTTAGCAAAAGTTCAAGATACAGTAAATAATATTAATAGAGCTCAATTAGAAATAGGTTCTATAGAATTAAAAAAACATGAGATGCTACATAATATTGCTGGTCTTAGAGATGAATTAACTTTATTACAAACTGAGTTTGAAAAAGATTATGGTACATTCGATATTAATATTCAAGATGGTGTAATCAATTATCCAAAAGAAAATGGCAAGACTGATAAGAAAGATTAGTATTGGTAAAGATTATAAAAATGATGCCATGCATTATGCCGTAGGACAAGAGGTGTATGGTGGTCATACTATTTGCGATATTATAGAAGAAGATGACAAATATTCTGTATATATCAAAAAAAATAAAGACGTACTACCATGGAAAGACTTTAATAAGAACATGGCAGTGTCTGTAGAATATAATCTTGAGTATTAATGAAAAGTGTTTACGACTTTGTTGTAAAACCAAAAGGAGAAAGATATAATAACACTAAAAAAGTTGGGGATTCAGAACTTATACTTAACACTGAAATCTTTAACCATCAATATGTTAATAGAGAAGCAGTGGTTATATCTACTCCAATGGTAGGACATACAGATATACAAGCAGGCGATACCGTTATAGTACATCATAATGTTTTTAGAAGATGGCATAATATGAGAGGTATAGAAAAAAATAGTAGAAGTTTTTTCAATGAATCTACTTATTTTATAAACCATGATCAAATCTTTTTATATAAAAGAGATGATAAATGGATAGCTCCAAAAGGTTATTGTTTTGTAAAACCTTTAAAAGCAATAGATCAATTTAATATTGAATCTGAAAAACCTTTACAAGGTATTGTTAAATATTCAGACGGTACGGTCGGGGTTAACGAACTAATTGGTTTTAAACCAAAGAGCGAGTATGAATTTATTGTTGACAACGAAAGACTATATCGAGTTTTATCTAATTTTATTACAATTAAATATGAATATCAAGGAGACGAAGAAGAATATAATCCAAGCTGGGCATAAAGCAGTTGAAGAACTGATTAAAGTTGCAAAAGAAGCTATCGTAGATTCAGACGATGATATATCGGCAGATAGATTAAAGAATGCCGCAGCTACTAAAAAGCTAGCTATATTTGACGCGTTTGAAATACTTAATAGAATTCAAGAAGAAGAAAACTTGCTTGAGGGTAAAGCACCCGAAGAGAAAAAAGAGAAAATCTTTAAAGGATTCGCAGAAGGTAGATCTAAGTAATGTACGAGCAAAATTTAGTTAAAACAATAGAACCTATTAAAAAGACAACTATTAGTCGTCTTAATAAATCTAAAAAATGGAAATATGGATACGATAAAGAGCATGATATCATTGTTATCTCAAAAACTGGAAAAATCGGTGAAGTGGTTGAAATCCAAGGTTTGCGAATTGGCTTGCCGTTGGAACCAAAAGGAGTGTACATGCACCCCAAAAACAAATGGGTAAAATTTGAACAACCAAAAGATTTAGAGCGTTTAAAAAATATATTTGATTGGAGATCGTATCCTGAGGACCAAAAAGAACAGTGGTATGATTATATAGACGAAGAGTTTAAAAGAAGAGATGAGGGGTTTTGGTTTATGAACAATGGTAAACCAACTTATATAGTAGGAACTCACTATATGTATTTGCAATGGAGCAAGATAGATGTTGGAGCTCCAGATTTTAGAGAGGCAAACAGATTGTTCTTTATATTTTGGGAAGCATGTAAAGCAGATAAAAGATGTTATGGTATGTGTTACCTAAAGAACAGAAGATCAGGGTTTTCGTTCATGTCATCTGCAGAAACAGTTAATTTAGCCACTCTTGCAAGTGATAGTAGATATGGTATACTATCTAAGACTGGTTCAGATGCTAAAAAGATGTTTACTGATAAAGTAGTACCGATAAGTATAAACTACCCATTTTTCTTCAAACCTGTTCAAGATGGTATGGATAGACCAAAATCAGAGTTAGCATATAGAGTGCCAGCTAGTAAGTTCACAAGAAAAAAGATCACAGCTAACGAAAAGCTAGAAGATATACAAGGACTAGATACAACTATTGATTGGAAGAATACTGGAGATAATAGTTATGATGGTGAAAAATTAGCATTACTAGTACACGATGAAAGTGGTAAATGGGAAAGGCCAGATAATATATTGAACAACTGGAGAGTTACAAAAACATGTTTAAGATTAGGTAGTAGAATTGTTGGTAAATGTATGATGGGATCAACATCAAACGCTTTAGATAAAGGAGGTGATAACTTTAAAAAACTATACAATGCAAGCGATGTCACAAAAAGAAATAGAAACGGTCAGACAAAGTCTGGTTTATACTCTCTGTTCATCCCAATGGAATGGAACTACGAGGGATTTATTGACGAGTACGGAGTTCCAGTTTTCACTACTCCTGATATCGATGTCCTCGCCCCAGACGGTGAATTAATAGATGTAGGTGTAATAGACAACTGGCAGAACGAAGTAGATGGTTTAAAAGATGATCAAGATGCTTTAAACGAATTTTATCGTCAATTCCCAAGAACTACAGAACATGCCTTTAGAGACGAGACTAAAAACAGTATATTTAACTTAGTAAAAATATACGAACAAATAGATTACAACGAGGAGATGTCTAGAACCTTAGGAATTACGACCGGTAATTTTCAATGGGTAAATGGCATTAAAGATTCTCAAGTAATATTTTACCCAGATCCAAAAGGTAGATTTAAAGTTAGCTGGGTTCCACCTCAGCAATTACAGAATAGAGTGGTACTTAAAAATGGTATAAAATATCCTGGTAACGAACATATGGGTGCATTTGGTTGTGACTCATATGATATATCGGGAACCGTAGATGGAGAAGGTTCTAAAGGTGCTTTGCATGGACTTACCAGGTTTAGCATGGAAGACGCGCCGGCCAATAGTTTCTTTTTAGAATACTTATCAAGACCACCTACGGCAGAGATATTCTTTGAAGATGTTTTAATGGCGTTAGTATTTTATGGGATGCCAATATTAGCGGAGAATAACAAACCTAGACTATTGTACTATTTAAGAAGAAGAGGATATCGAGGATTTTCTATGAATCGACCGGATAAAGTGTGGAATAAATTATCTGTAGCAGAAAAAGAAGTTGGTGGAATACCTAACTCCTCAGAAGATATAAAACAAGCTCATGCGGCTGCGATCGAAATGTATATACAAGATCATGTTGGCATGAAGCAAGATGGGACATTTGGAGACTTGTACTTTAATGATTTATTAAACGATTGGAGTAGATTCGACATAAATAAGCGAACAAAGTTTGACGCAACAATAAGTTCTGGGTTGGCCGTGATGGCTAACAATAGACATCTATACGCTCCAAATGCAAAGGTTGAGAAACCCAAACTAAACATAAATGTTTCTAAGTATAGTAATACTGGAACTAATTCACAAATAATCAAATAATAAATATGGCAGAGTCTGGCATGCAAAGTTATTTTCCGAGTCAAACTGTAAGTGATGCTGAGAAGCTAAGTTACGATTATGGTTTAAAAGTAGGTAAAGCTATAAAGCAAGAGTGGTTTAATAAAGATAATAACCACAATAGATATAAATCAAATCAAAATGATTTTCATAATTTAAGATTGTATGCAAGAGGCGAGCAATCTATACAAAAATATAAGGATGAGTTATCAATAAATGGTGATTTGTCCTATTTAAATTTAGACTGGAAACCAGTTCCGATTATTTCTAAATTTGTAGATATCGTTGTTAATGGTATATCAGAAAGAACTTATGATATAAAAGCTTTTTCTCAAGATCCTTATGGTATTTCTAAAAGAACTGAATACATGGAGTCTATATTGACAGATATGAGACTAGAAGAATTTAATCAAAAAGTACAGAATGAATTAAATTTAAACGTTAGAAAAAGCAATATAGAAGAGCTTCCAGACACAAAAGAGGAGTTAGAACTTCATATGCAATTAGCATATAAGCAATCTATAGAAATAGCAGAAGAACAAGCTATAAACACTTTGTTAGAAGGCAGTAAATATGAATTAATAAAAAAACAATTTTATTACGACTTAACAGTTCTGGGGATAGGCGCGATAAAAAGTTCTTTCAACACATCTGAAGGGGTTGTAGTAGACTACGTAGATCCAGCTAATCTTGTTTATTCTTATACAGATTCTCCTTATTTTGAAGATATATATTATGTTGGTGAGGTTAAATCCATTCCAGTAAACGAATTAGCAAAACAATTTCCTCATTTATCAGAAAGTGATTTAGAAGATATAATGAAGAATAAAACGTTTAATAGAAACAACAACAGTACTAGGTTTTCGTCTGATAAAGAAGACGAGAACACTATTCAAGTTTTATATTTTAATTATAAAACGTATATGAATGAAGTTTATAAAGTAAAGGAAACCGGTAGCGGTGCTGATAAAATTATACCAAAAGATGATTCATTTAACCCACCAGAAAATATGGAAGGTGGCTTTAGTAAAATGTTGAGATCTATAGAGTGCTTGTATGACGGAGCTATGATCTTAGGTACTGATAAGTTATTGAAGTGGGAAATGGCTAAAAACATGATGCGCCCTAAGAGTGATTTTACCAAAGTAAAAATGAATTATGCTATTGTAGCTCCTAGAATGTACGACGGAAGGATTGACTCTTTGGTAAAGCGTATAACTGGTTTTGCTGACATGATTCAGTTAACTCATTTAAAGCTTCAACAAGTGTTATCAAGAATGGTTCCAGATGGCGTTTATTTAGATGCTGATGGTTTGGCCGAGGTTGATTTAGGTAATGGAACAAACTATAATCCACAAGAAGCCTTAAATATGTTTTTTCAAACTGGTTCTGTTATAGGTAGATCATTCACCCAAGATGGTGATCAAAACCCAGGTAAAGTTCCTATTCAAGAAATAACATCAGGATCTGGTGGAAATAAAATGCAAGCTCTTATTGGTAATTACAACTATTACTTACAAATGATAAGAGATGTAACCGGGCTTAATGAGGCTAGAGATGGTAGTATGCCAGATAAAAACGCTTTAGTAGGAGTGCAAAAATTAGCAGCTGCTAATTCTAATACAGCAACTAGACATATACTACAATCTGGTTTATTTTTAACAGCTGAAGTTGCGGAGTGCTTATCACTTAGAATATCTGATATTATAGAATATTCTCCAACAAAAGACGCTTTTATACAGGCTATAGGTGTTCACAATGCTGCTGTATTAGAAGAGTTAAAACAGTTACACCTGTATGATTTTGGTATATTTATAGAATTACAACCAGATGAAGAAGAAAAAATGATGTTAGAAAATAATATTCAAATGGCAATACAACAGCAAATAATTGAACTTGCTGATGCTATAGATATTAGAGAGATTAAAAATGTAAAATTAGCAAATCAACTTCTTAAAATACGTAGAAAAAAGAAATTAGATAGAGACCAAGCTTTGCAACAACAAAACATGCAGCAACAAGCTGAGTTAAATCAACAGTCTGCACAAGCCGCCGCTCAAGCTGAAGTACAAAAAAATCAAGCTGTAACACAAAGCCAAGCGCAATTAGAACAAGTAAAAGCGCAGATAGAGTCGCAAAGAATGATGCAGGAGGTTGAAATGAAAAAAGAATTAATGGGATTAGAATTTCAATATAACATGCAACTTAAAAGTGCCGAAGTTGAAAACGTAAAAGGAAGAGAAAAACAAAAAGAAGATCGTAAAGACGAAAGAACAAAAATTCAAGCAACTCAACAAAGCGAGATGATTGAACAAAGAAATAGTGGAAAACCACCTAAAAACTTTGAGTCCGCAGGTAATGATATATTAGGCGGGGGATTTGATTTAGGTGCGTTTGATCCTAGTTAAAATTTATTAATTATTATTATATTATATTATGAAAGAAAAAGAACAAGAAGGGCCAGTGGTGGATAATACCGTAGAAAAAATTAAAGTTAAAAAGCCTAGAATGAAAAAGTTTAAAGCGCCAAAAGACGATATAGTTAAAGTTGATATTAACAAAATTGATAGTGCTGAGGAAACTATTACTAAAGTAGACTTAGATAAACCAATAAAACCAGATACAAAAAATGAAGAACCAAAAGAAGACGCTGTGGTTGAAACAAGTTCAACTGACGACAGCGGAGTGGTTGCAAGCGCTGAAAATGCCGAGCCCACAGAAAAACAAGAAGAAGTACAGCCGGAAGCAGAAGCACAAGAAACCCCAGTATTAGAAGAAATTACCGAAGAAGGTGAAGATATTGAAGTTGAAATTGAAGCTACTCAAGAGCAGGTTGAAGAAGCTGTTGCAGAAGCTAAAGCTACCGGTGAACCGCTACCAGAAAATATTCAAAAGTTAATGGACTTTATGGAAGAAACTGGTGGAGATTTAAATGATTATGTTAAGCTCAATCAAGATTATAGCAAGTTAGACAATCAAGATTTATTATATGAATATTATAAGCAAACAAAACCTCATTTAAACAATGAAGAAATTAACTTCCTTATGGAAGATGAATTCTCTTTCGACGAAGATGCAGATGACGATAGAGATATACGAAGAAAAAAACTAGCGTTAAAAGAGCAAGTTGCCAACGCTAAAAGCCACTTAGACGGGCAAAAGTCTAAATACTATGAAGAAATCAAAGCTGGAAGCAAACTTACGGGTGAGCAACAGAAAGCAATTGATTTCTTTAATAGATATAACAAAGAGTCAGAAGCAACTCAAAAAACAGTTAAAAAGAACTCTGACATTTTTACACAGAAAACAAATAATGTTTTCAACGATAAGTTCAAAGGTTTTGAATATAACGTCGGTGATAAAAAATACAGGTTTAATGTAAACAATGCTGAAGAGGTTAAGAATACCCAGAGTGATATAAGCAATTTTACCAAAAAGTTTTTGGATAAAAACTCTACTTTAACAGATGCTAAGGGTTATCATAAATCTTTATATACAGCGATGAACGCAGATGCTGTTGCAAGACACTTTTACGAACAAGGAAAAGCTGATGCTATGAAAGATAGTGTTGCTAAAGCCAAGAATGTTAATATGGATCCAAGACAAACTCATGGAAAAATTGAAGCAGGTGGTTTAAAGTTTAAAGTGTTAGGTGAAGATTCTTCTGATTTTAAGTTCAAAATTAAAAACAAAAATAAATAACAATTTAAAACAAATTAAAAATGGCAATTACTGCAGGAAGTGTTCTAAATAGTACGCCAGCTGCTGCGCAAGCCGCGCTGAGCACAAACTATTTAGATCTAGCGACAACCGCGGGAGCGGGATGGGCGCAACAATATATGCCAGATCTTATGGAGAAAGAAGCTGAAGTTTTTGGAAACAGAACAATTTCAGGATTTCTTTCGCAAGTAGGAGCTGAAGAGGCTATGACAGCTGATCAAGTTGTATGGTCTGAACAAGGTAGATTACATCTATCGTATAAAGGAACAGTAGTAGATGATAATGGTGGTGCTACCGCGTTAGGTGGTATTCTAGCTATTACTCATGATATTGATGGTAACGCAATTACAGCTGGTGATGATGGTATTAGAGTTAATGATACTGTTATAGTAGCAAACTCTGGTGGTGTCGTAAAAGCGTTGGTAACAGCAGTTGATATTGTAGCTGGTCAAATTCAAGTTTCTCCTTATGGAGTGGCTGACTTACAAACAGCTGGTATTACTGATGCTTCGGGTGCTGCTGCACAATCAGTTACTATATTAGTTTATGGTTCTGAATTTATGAAAGGTACAAGTTATAATACTAGTGCTGATGTTGGTAGTGGCGGTACAGCTACTGATCAAAGAGGTAAAAACGAGCCAACTTTTAAATCTTTCATGAATAAACCAATTATCTTAAAAGATTACTACGAGGTATCAGGTTCTGATGCGTCTAGAATTGGTTGGGTTGAAGTTGCTGCTGAAGATGGACAATCTGGATACTTATGGTATTTAAAAGCTGCATCTGACACAAGAGCACGTTTCACTGATTACTTAGAAATGTCTATGTTAGAAGGTAAAATGGGGGGTGCTGCTAATGCAGGTGCTACTGGTCATCCAGTTGTAAGTGCTGCAGATTTAACTGATGATTCTTTAGATTTAGCTGCAGGTACTGCTACTGGTACTCAAGGTTTATTTGATGCCGTAGAAACTAGAGGTAATGCTTCTTCTGGTATTACTGGTGGTGGTAGTGACTTACTTGAGTTTGACAATATCTTGGCTGAATTTGATTCTCAAGGTGCTATTGAAGAGAACATGATGTTCTTAGATAGAAATACTTCGCTAGCTGTTGATGACATGTTGGCTTCTATGAATTCTTATGGGGCTCTGGGTACTTCTTACGGAGTATTCGACAACTCTGAAGATATGGCTCTTAACTTAGGTTTTTCTGGTTTTAGACGTGGATCTTATGATTTCTACAAGTCTGATTTTAGATACTTAAACGATAAGTCAACTAGAGGTGGTATTAATGCTGCTAATTCTGCAAGTGCAATTAGAGGTATATTTGTACCTGCTGGTGTATCTTCGGTTTATGACCAAAACTTAGGATCAAATATTAAACGTCCTTTCTTACACGTTAGATATAGAGCTTCTCAAACTGACGATAGAAGACTGAAATCATGGGTTACTGGTTCTGTTGGCGCTACTACATCTGCTTTAGATGCAATGCAAATACATATGCTATCTGAAAGATGTTTAGTTACACAAGCTGCTAATAACTTCATGTTATTAAACTAATCATTATATTTTAAAAGAGAGTGGGGCTAGTCTCCACTCCCTTTTATTTTTATTAATTTTATTATATATTATATTATGGCAAAAAAAACAAAAAAAACAGAAGTGGTAGAAACGCCACAGGTTGTAGAACAACCAAAAGTTGAAACACCGGTTATGGAAAAACCATTACCAAAAAAGAAAAAAGATACTTGGGAAATAAAAGATAGAACTTATTTTTTAAAAAATAGACAAAGACCTTTATCTAAAGCTATAAAGGCTTGTGATATTTATTATTTTGACGAAGAAAAAGGATATCAAAGAGAACTTAAGTATTGCAAAAACCAAACAACAGTTTTTGTAGACGAAATGAAAGGTGATCAAAGAATGGAGCATATTGTATTTAGAAATGGAGCATTACACGTTCCAAGAGAACACACTGTTTTGCAAAAACTACTTTCTATATATCACCCATTAAAAGATAAACTTTTTGAAGAGTATAAACCAGCTAAACAAGCTGAAAATCAAATTGAAGTTTTAGAGATGGAAGCTGACGCTATAATCGCAGCAAGAGGTTTAGACATTGACATGGCAGAAGCTATTATGCGCGTAGAGATTGGATCTAAAGTGGCACAGATGAGTTCTAAAGAGCTTAAAAGAGATTTGATGCTATTTGCTAGACAACAACCTGAATTGTTTTTAGATTTATTGGATGACGACAATGTTGTTCTTAGAAACTTTGGTATAAAAGCAGTTGAAGAAGGTTTATTAAGATTATCATCAGATCAAAGAACTTTTACTTGGGCTTCTAATAATAGAAAACTAATGAATGTTCCATTTGACGAGCACCCTTACTCAGCTTTAGCCGCTTGGTTTAAAACTGACGAAGGAATGGAGATTTACTCCAATATTGAAAAAAGATTAAATTAATCTAACTGTAGATGCAGTCGCTCTACGGAGCGATT